ATCATCAGGTACTTCAGGTTCTAGTGGTTCATCAGGTACCTCGGGCAGTTCAGGATCATCAGGTACTTCATCAACAGTACAATATCAAACAGGATCTGCTGGATTTAAAGATTTAGCAGGGTTAACTATTAAAGATTTTGATGGAAATGTATTTGTAACTTCTAGTGGGGATCAATTAATTTTACAATTTGGTGTTCCTTCTATTCCCCAAAGTTTAAGTTTAACTGATGATGTATTTGAAACTAATAGATTTAATAAAGTAAACGATACCTATGATCTAGATTTTTCATTTGATTTAAACACAACTACTTTAGATTCAGGATCATTTATTACAAATTCTGTAGAAATAGCTACTTTTACAGGAGGTTCACCTCAAAGTATTACTGTAAATTCAACAGCATATCCCTCATTAGCTTCTGGTAGTCATGTAGTTACTGCTAGTTTATCTGTTATATTAGCAGATAGTAGTAGATTTACTACACAAGACGAAATTACATTAACTCTAGATAAAACCTCCCCAGGTAATCCTAGTTTAACAGCTGATTATAGTGGAGTTCAAGGAGGGGGCTCTACAAATAGCAGTAACTTAAGAGTAAATGTAGGAGCAACAGGTAGTATAACTTATACTTCACAATCTAATTCTGCAAATAGCTGGGAATCAGTTTATATATCTAATGATGATCCTTCACCCCCAGGAATTAGTTTAGCGGGAGGGGTTAATACTCCTGCCGTAGCTTTATCAAACTACTGGCAATCCCCTGCTGGTGATAATGATCCTCAAATTAATACTACAACTAATAGAACCTATACTGTGGATAGAGTATTTACATTTAAATGGGGGGCAGCTTCAGCAGCAAGCTTAACACAAGCCAATTTATTGGATATAGTATTCTTAGATAATGAAGGATTTCAAACATCTAGTGTTAATGATGAAAACCCATTAAATGAAAATTTAACAATTCAAGGAAATAGTTTAGATTATCATTACATTATAGTAAAAAGTAATATTATAAGTGATACTCCTACAATTACTGTAAATAATTCACCAATTACAATGCCTTTAGTAGCTACTTATTCTAATATCGTAGGAAGCGAAGGATTTAAAGTATTTAGAACCGGACAACAAGGTACTTCAGCTGTAACATATAAAATAACATCACTATAACATGGCAGTAACATTCCCAGAAGGCTTTAATATTAACAATACAGATCCTATTGATGCTAGGACTGTGGTTGCTAATCAAACTGCCAGATTTGGAATTGATGTTGCTGTTGCTTACGAAGGATTAATTGTTTATCAAGAAGATGTAGAAGAATTATACTATCTTACAGACAAAACTAACATAGGAAATTCAGCAGGATGGACTCAAATAGAGGCAGGAGCCTCAGGTTCATCAGGTTCTAGTGGTACTTCGGGTTCATCGGGTTCTAGTGGTACTTCGGGTTCTTCAGGGTCTTCAGGTACAGATGGTTCGTCAGGTTCTTCAGGTACTTCAGGTTCTTCAGGATCATCAGGTACTTCAGGTTCCTCAGGATCATCAGGTACTTCAGGTTCCTCAGGATCATCAGGTACTTCAGGTTCCTCAGGATCATCAGGTACTTCGGGTTCATCAGGTTCTTCAGGTACCTCAGGTAGCTCAGGATCATCAGGTACCTCGGGTTCATCAGGTTCTTCAGGTACCTCAGGTTCATCAGGAAGCTCAGGTACCTCAGGTTCAAGTGGCTCATCAGGTACTTCAGGTAGTTCGGGTACTTCAGGTTCAAGCGGTTCATCAGGTACTTCAGGTAGCTCAGGTAGCTCAGGTACCTCAGGTTCATCAGGAAGCTCAGGTACCTCAGGTTCAAGTGGCTCATCAGGTACTTCAGGTAGTTCGGGTACTTCAGGTAGCTCTGGCAGTTCAGGAACTAGTGGAAGTAGTGGATCTAGTGGAACCAGTGGCTCATCTGGTAGTTCTGGAACATCTGGATCAAGCGGTTCATCCGGTACTAGTGGAAGTTCAGGTTCATCAGGAACATCTGGTTCTTCAGGAAGCTCTGGTACTTCAGGGTCTAGTGGTTCATCAGGTACATCAGGTTCTTCAGGAAGTTCAGGTACATCTGGCTCGAGCGGTTCATCAGGTACCTCAGGTTCTAGTGGATCATCAGGTACTAGTGGTTCATCAGGAAGTAGTGGTACTAGTGGTTCCAGTGGATCATCTGGTACTTCGGGCTCATCTGGCTCTTCAGGAACAAGTGGTTCAAGTGGAAGTTCAGGAACATCAGGAAGTTCTGGAAGTTCAGGCACTAGTGGAAGCAGTGGTTCTTCAGGTACTTCAGGTAGCTCAGGTAGCTCAGGCACCTCGGGGTCATCGGGCTCAAGTGGTACTTCAGGTTCTTCAGGAAGTTCAGGAACATCTGGCTCAAGCGGATCATCAGGTACCTCAGGATCATCAGGTACTTCAGGTTCAAGCGGATCATCAGGAACATCAGGTAGTTCAGGCTCAAGCGGAACTAGTGGAAGTAGTGGTTCATCAGGAACATCTGGTTCATCTGGTAGCTCGGGCACCTCTGGATCTTCAGGATCAAGTGGCACTTCAGGCTCAAGTGGTTCTTCGGGTACATCAGGCTCATCTGGTAGTTCGGGTACTAGTGGATCATCAGGCTCATCTGGAACAAGTGGTTCATCTGGTACCAGTGGCTCTAGTGGTTCATCTGGCACTTCAGGATCATCAGGTAGCAGCGGAACTTCAGGTTCAAGTGGTTCATCAGGTACTTCAGGTAGTTCAGGTAGCTCAGGAACATCAGGCTCCTCTGGATCATCAGGTACTAGTGGGAGCAGTGGCTCATCTGGCACTTCAGGGTCATCTGGAAGCAGTGGTACATCAGGTTCTTCAGGAAGTAGTGGAACTAGTGGCTCTTCAGGATCAAGTGGCACTTCAGGCTCTAGTGGTTCCTCTGGCACTAGTGGCTCCTCAGGTTCTTCAGGTACTTCAGGAAGCTCAGGTTCAAGTGGTACTTCAGGTAGTAGTGGAACAAGTGGTTCATCTGGTAGTTCAGGCACCTCAGGTTCAAGTGGAAGCAGTGGAACATCAGGTTCATCAGGATCGTCTGGTACTTCAGGATCATCGGGTTCATCAGGAACTTCTGGGTCATCTGGAAGCTCAGGAACTAGTGGTTCATCAGGTACTTCAGGTTCATCTGGATCTAGTGGTACTAGTGGTTCAAGTGGATCATCAGGTACATCAGGTTCTTCAGGAAGTTCTGGAACAAGTGGCAGCTCGGGTTCAAGTGGTACATCAGGCAGTTCAGGCTCATCCGGAACTAGCGGCTCATCAGGTAGTTCTGGAACAAGTGGTAGTTCAGGTTCATCAGGTACTTCGGGTTCAAGTGGAAGTAGTGGAACCAGCGGTAGCTCAGGTAGTAGTGGAACTTCAGGTAGTAGTGGATCATCTGGTACTAGTGGAAGCTCAGGTTCTAGTGGTACCTCAGGTTCAAGTGGTTCATCAGGGACTAGTGGAAGTAGTGGAACATCTGGTAGTAGTGGAAGTAGTGGCACATCAGGTTCCTCAGGTACTTCAGGATCTAGCGGCTCATCAGGTACTTCGGGTTCGTCTGGTTCAAGCGGTACAAGTGGCTCATCAGGATCATCAGGCACTTCAGGTTCCTCTGGCTCAAGTGGAACTTCAGGCAGTTCAGGATCATCCGGTACTTCTGGATCTAGTGGGTCAAGCGGTACAAGTGGCTCATCTGGAAGTAGTGGAACATCAGGTTCATCAGGAACTAGTGGCTCATCCGGCTCATCAGGAACGTCTGGTAGCTCGGGCTCTAGTGGAACTAGTGGAAGCAGTGGCTCTTCAGGAACTTCTGGTTCTAGTGGAAGCAGTGGCACTTCAGGTTCATCAGGAAGTAGCGGTACTTCAGGAAGCTCAGGTTCCAGTGGAACTTCAGGCTCTTCAGGATCATCAGGTACAAGTGGTTCATCTGGTTCAAGCGGTACAAGTGGAAGCTCAGGCTCATCAGGTACCTCAGGCTCTAGTGGTTCATCAGGTACTTCAGGTTCTTCAGGATCATCAGGTACTTCAGGATCATCTGGAAGCTCAGGAACATCTGGTTCAAGTGGATCTTCAGGTACTTCAGGAAGCTCAGGTACCTCAGGTAGCTCAGGTTCTTCAGGTACATCCGGTTCATCTGGTAGTTCAGGCACCTCAGGAAGTTCTGGAAGCAGTGGCACATCTGGTAGTAGTGGTTCATCAGGCACTTCAGGTTCAAGCGGCTCTTCAGGCACAAGTGGTTCTTCTGGTTCAAGTGGAACTAGTGGAAGTAGTGGTTCATCTGGTACTTCAGGTTCATCTGGCTCTAGTGGTACCTCAGGCTCTAGCGGAAGTTCTGGCACTAGCGGTTCTTCGGGAAGTTCAGGAACATCAGGCAGTAGTGGTTCATCAGGAACCTCAGGTTCTTCAGGTTCAAGTGGTACCTCAGGAAGTAGTGGAACAAGTGGCTCTTCAGGAAGTTCTGGCACTTCTGGTTCTTCAGGTTCTAGTGGAACTAGTGGTAGCAGTGGTTCATCAGGAACAAGTGGAAGCAGCGGTAGCTCAGGTACATCAGGTAGTTCAGGCTCAAGTGGAACAAGTGGAAGCTCAGGAAGCAGTGGTACCTCAGGCTCAAGCGGTTCATCAGGAACAAGCGGAAGTTCTGGTTCAAGCGGAACAAGTGGATCAAGTGGAAGTTCAGGCACTAGTGGGAGTAGTGGTACTTCAGGTTCATCAGGTAGTTCTGGTACCTCAGGTTCTAGTGGCTCATCTGGTACTTCAGGATCCTCTGGTTCAAGTGGAACTAGCGGAAGCAGTGGTTCATCAGGAACATCTGGTTCATCAGGAAGTAGTGGAACCAGTGGTTCATCTGGCAGCAGTGGCACTTCAGGATCTAGTGGATCATCAGGTACCTCAGGTTCAAGCGGTTCATCAGGTACTTCAGGATCATCAGGTTCTTCAGGTACCTCAGGTTCAAGCGGTTCATCAGGCACTTCAGGTTCTTCAGGATCATCAGGTACCTCAGGCTCGTCAGGTAGTTCGGGTACTTCAGGTTCAAGCGGTTCATCAGGTACTTCAGGATCATCAGGTTCTTCTGGTACAAGTGGTTCTTCTGGAAGTAGTGGAACAAGTGGATCATCTGGCTCATCAGGAACCTCTGGTTCAAGCGGTTCATCCGGAACTAGTGGTTCATCAGGTTCATCGGGAACCTCAGGCTCTTCAGGATCATCAGGTACAAGTGGTTCATCTGGTTCAAGTGGCACAAGTGGAAGCTCAGGCTCATCAGGTACTTCAGGTAGCAGCGGTTCTTCTGGAACTTCTGGTTCAAGTGGCTCATCAGGAACTAGTGGCTCATCAGGTTCTTCAGGTACTTCAGGTTCATCAGGTTCAAGCGGCACTTCTGGTTCTTCAGGATCGTCAGGAACTAATGGATCAAGTGGATCTTCAGGAACAAGTGGCTCTTCAGGGTCATCAGGTACGTCAGGTAGTTCAGGGTCATCAGGTACCTCAGGATCATCAGGTTCAAGTGGAACTAATGGATCTTCAGGATCATCAGGTACTTCAGGTAGCAGTGGTAGCTCAGGTACTTCATCAACAGTACAATATCAAACTGGTTCTGCTGACATATTAGATTTAAGCTTTTTAAAAATTATAGATTTTGACAATAACGTGTTTGTAACTTCAAGTAACGGAACATTGATACTACAATTTGGTGCCCCAGCAGAACCTACATTAACAGCATTTACAATTGGTAATGGTACAAGTGCTGGATACTTTAGAAGAAACAGATTTACAGGACCGTATGCTGCCGGAGATCAAAGTTATGTAATTGATAATGAATATGAATTTACATTTGAATATACGTTAGATCCTACTAACACTTTAGTATCTTCATCATTATTAACAAGAATAGATGGAGTTATAACAGAAATCACTAAATCAGTATCAGGAGCTAGTAGTACTACTCTTGCAGTAGATACTAATAATAGTAATATTGATTATCTACATTCAGGTTCGCACTTATTTACAGCTAGCTTATGTGTAGAATTAGAAGATGGATCTTTACTTAGTAAAGAATTAACATCACTTACTAGTGGTAATACTACTCTAAATAAACAAGACGCAGATAACCCAGGAATATCAGCAGCTTGGACATTTACAATAGGAGATTCTTCTCTTGCCACAAATACTGGGACAACTAGCACTAGTACCTCAGTAATAGAACAAGGAGTTGCAGGATCTATTACTTATAGTGCAACAGCCCCCACCACAAGTAATGGATGGTCAAAAACAAATGATTCCCCTAATGGTGCTACTACAACAATTAACCAAACAGGAACACCTAATACTATTAATTTGACAGCTAACTGGAATTCAAATGGAAATGGTACCCCTTCTACAGACTCAACAACTAACAGTAAAGCCTTTAGCAGAATAATATCTTTAAGATCAGGTGCTTCTGCTAATAGTAGTTCATTTTCAGCAGCAGAATTATTAGATGTAGATACTTGGGAAGGTGGATCTGAAGTAGAAGATGGAAACATCCAATTTAATACTACTACTATCAATAATGGTACTACAAATGTTGTAATAACTAATACGGTAGATGCTTTCTATTATATTATTTATAACGATAGTGTTGGAGATTTAACAGCTATTAGACAAGGTTCTCCTGAAGGTTCTAACGTATTAAGTTCATTTACTAAATCTACAGTTAGCACAACAGGAGGTTTAACTTATAAAGTTTATAAGCTAAATAGCCAAAGCTCCCCAGTAACTAATAATACATTCTATCTATTTAACTAATATACCATGGCATTTGATTTAGTAGGAGGTTGGAAAATAACAATAGATGAACCAGTAGATGCTAGGTTTGTGGTAACTTCTTCCTTATACAGATTTGGTATAGACAATGTAGATTTTACAAACGCTAATACTCTTAATGGCCTTACTACTTATGCTACCTCTTCCCATGAATATTTTGTACTTGTTGATAAAACTAATAGACAAACTAATATTGGTTGGAGACAATTACCATTAACATATGTCACTTCAAGTGTAGCAGCAGTAAGTGCTACTACTACATTATATACTATCACAACAGGAAGTCAAACAAATGGCACAGAAATAAATTATCACAGTGCCCACTCAGATTATCAAATTTATGACGGTAATGGTACAAGAGCAGGTTCTATATTAGCTAGTTTTAATGGTAGTAGTTTAGACTACACTGATTTTAGTAACGCTGGAACTGGTGATCAAGCAAACCATATAGATATTCAAGTTGCTTTAACTACTACTGGTATAGAAATTAAAGCCGTTAATGCTGATGGGGCAAAAACTCCAACAGTTAAAATTTCTACTCGACTTTTATAATATTTATAAATAAACAACATGCCTAACACTCCAATCTGGCCCGGATCTAGTTCATTTTTCCCAGGGGATACTCCTTTTGGATTCTATGATAATGATATAGATTTTCAGCGCGATGCAGATAAAGTATCTGTATTTTGTGCTCGTCGTTTAGGATATCCTTTAGCTGACGTAGAATTACAAGATATTAATTTTTATGCTGCCTTCGAAGAAGCAGTAACAACTTATGGTAATGAAGTATTTGCTTATAAAGCAAGTGAAAATTACCTTTCATTAGAAGGATCAACTACAGGATCTAATTTAAATTATAAACTTACCCAACCTAACTTAGGTGCAGAAATTAGGATTGCTGAATCATATGGTGTAGAAGCAGGAGTTGGAGGTAATGTTGATTGGAAAGAAGGCAGCATAAACTTAACTTCTAGTGTTCAAACTTATGACCTTAATGCTTGGGCATCATCTTCAGGGATAGAAAGTGGTGATTTAGAAGTTAAAAAAGTATATTATGAAGCTCCACCTTCTATTGTAAGATATTTTGACCCATATGCAGGTACAGGTACTGACGTACAAGGATTATTGGATGCTTTTGGATTTGGTAATTACACTCCTGGTATTAATTTTTTATTAATGCCTATTAATTTTGACTTGTCTAAAATTCAAGCTATTGAATTTAATGATACTATTAGAAAATCAAATTATAGCTTTGAATTAATAAACAACCAGCTAAGAATATTTCCCATTCCTAATCAAAATGGTTTAAAGTTATACTTTAAATACATACTTAAATCCGATAGAAATAGAGCAACAGTTACAGGAAGTTTAGAAACTGGAGTAGTAACAGATATTTCTACTGTACCTTATGTTAATCCTACTTACAAGTATATAAATTCCATAGGTCGTCAGTGGATATTTGAATACACATTAGCATTAGCTAAAGAAATGCTAGGATACATTAGAGGCAAATACACAACTGTCCCCATTCCAGGAGCAGAAGTTACCCTTAACCATGGTGATTTAATTTCAGCAGCAACTGCTGAAAAAACAGCATTGTTAGAAAGATTAAGAGGTTACTTAGATGAAACTTCAAGAAGCAAATTGTTAGAAAAAAAGGCAAATGAAGCTGAGTTTTTACAAAAAGATTTAAATAAAGTACCTTATACTATCTATATTGGCTAATGGCATTATTTGGAAGAACTCGTGATGTAAACTTATTTACAACAATTAATCGTGAATTGTTAGGGGATGTTATTACTCAACAATGTTCTTTTTATAAAATAAGATTAGAAGAAACTACATTTAATTTATATGGGGAAGCTGCAGGTGGAAAATTTTATGATGGTCCTATTATATTTAATTGTTTAGTAGACAGGAGTGATCAAGAATACCCTGAAAGTGATTTAGGTGTAGACTTTAACTGGAATACAATATTTAAATTTCTTAGAGAAGATATACTAAACGCAGGCATGCAACCCGAAGTAGGAGACGTTATTTTATATAATGATGGTTACTACCAAATAGATGATGTAATTTCTAACCAATACATTGTAGGCAAAAACCCAGATTATCCTAATGAACCTAACCCATTAAATCCTGGATTAGCTAATTTTGGTAGTAATTTTTCATACGTGGTTAAAACACATTATGAACCTGCCGATAAATTTGGCATAACTAAAGAAAGATTTTAATGGCAGAACAAGGCAAAACCCCAATCCCTAAATCCCAAAGAGAAATTTCAACTGGGTTACATGAACCCTCTTACGAAAACCAGGCTGGTGATCCTAATAATGTTACTAAATATGCTACTTCTTTAGCAGATGCTAGAGCTAATAACCAAGTAGTAGATCCAGGAAGAGCTTCTAGAATATCCCAAAAAGGAGATACATGGAAACCTTTTACTATTGGTATAAAAGATTTAGATGAGGCTATTAAATATTATTTTGATAATGTTATTAACCCTTCTGTAGTTCAGAATGATAATAGAATAGCCGTTCCTACTATATATGGTTCACCTGAAAGATGGAAGTCAGTACAACGTGACGGATATTATAGAGATAAAAAAGGTAAAATTATGGCACCGCTTATTATGTATAAGCGAACTAACATTGATAGAAATAGGGGGATTACTAATAAAGTAGATGCTAATTTTCCTCAAAATTATGCTGTATTTCAACAAGGATACTCCCAAAAGAATTTTTATAATAATTTAAGTGTTTTAAATGGTGCAAAACCAATTAAAACATATCAAGCTATAGTAATTCCTGACTTTGTTACTTTTACATATAGTTGTGTTATATACACATATTATATGGAACAATTAAACCAAATAATTGAAGCTATTAACTACGCAGCAGATACTTATTGGGGTCAACCCGAACGTTTTAAGTTTAGAGCTATGATTAATGGATACCAAACAATCACAGAATTAAACGTGGGTCAACAACGCACAGTAAAAGGTACCTTTGATATTAAATTAAATGGTTATATCATACCAAATGTTATACAAAAAGATCTTAATGCTCTTAAGAAATTTTCAAGTGATTCTAAAGTTATTATTGAGCAAGAAACTACTGAAAATTTAACAAGAGATAGAGGCAATCAATTTATAGAAAATATTAATACTAATTTAGATTAAAATGGCAGAACAAAAACTCACTCCTGAAGAAATAACCCAAATAAAAGAAATTCAGGAATCACAAGGACAATTAGTAACTAGTTTTGGAGAATTAGAAATTCAAATTCAAACTTTAGAGTTACAAAAAGAAAAATTAGTTGAACAATTAGAAGCTTATAAAAGCAAAGAATTAAATTTAGCTAATAGTTTATCAAAAAAATATGGTAATGGTACTATAGATTTAGAACAAGAAGTATTTAGATCATAAAAAATTATTTTGAAAAATTTTTATATATTTATCAACAAGACAATTGTTTAACAATATTTTTAACTTTAAAATTCGAATTTTAACATGGCAGAACAAATAATTTCACCAGGAGTATTCCAGAATGAGAATGTTCCTGTAGCCCTTGAGGCAGCGGCAGCACCCATAGGTGCCGCTATAATAGGTCCTGCAGTAAAAGGACCTATAGGTATTCCTACCTTAACAACTACTTACACTGATTACGTAACTAAATTTGGTGCAGGTGTTGTTAGTGGTGGTATTGAATACTCATACTTTACTGGTATATCAGCTCAAAACTACTTTAAGCAAGGAGGTACTAGCCTTACAGTGATCAGAGTTGCTAGTGGATCTAATGATTTTACACCAGCTACTTCTTCAGCTATAGTAACAGGTAGTAATTCTGGTACAGGTGTAAACAATGTATTCAAACTTCAAACCATCTCTGAAGGTGAAAACCAAAACAGTGATTCTACTGAAACCACAGGAAACGCTTTAGTTTCAGGTTCAGCGGATAACTTAAGATGGGAAATCACTAACGTAGACTCAGGTTCAGGTGTCTTTACCCTTAATATTAGACAAGGTAATGATAGACAAGCTGATAAAACAATTCTTGAGTCTTGGAGAGGTGTATCACTTGATCCTAAAAGAGATGATTACATCGCTAAAGTAATTGGTAACCAGGTATTTACTGTGGGAGTAGATGGTAACGATTCATTTGTTCAAGTAACAGGTGAATATCCAAACAAATCTAAGTATGTAATTGTAAGCACGGTTCTTAAGCCTACTCCTGATTATTTAGATGGTGCTGGTAACTTTAAAGCAGAATTTACTTCTTCATTACCTAAAGCACAAAGTGGTTCATTTGGTGATGGTGTTGGTAGTATTTTCCATGGCTCCGAAGGAACTAAATACTATAAGGATATCACAGCTACTAACTCACAAGGTGTAACAGCATTAGACTACACAGCATCAGTTAATTTATTAAAGAATAAAGATCAATATAACTTTAATGTAATTAGTGTTCCCGGTCTTATATATGCATTTACTACTGCAACCGAAGGTGTATCCCACAAATCAGTATTAGATGATATTATTACTAATACAACTACTAGAGGTGATAGTATTTTACCAATTGATATTGTAACTTATGGTTCTACTACAGCAGCTGCTATTACACAAGCTAATAACTTAAATACCAACTATGCAGCTGCATACTGGCCTTGGTTGTTAGTAAGCGATGAAAACACAGCAGCTAACGTATGGTGCCCAGCTTCAACAGTAATCCCTTCAGTATATGTCTTTAATGATAATACTTCTGAAGCCTGGTTTGCACCTGCTGGTTTCACTAGAGGTACTATGCCAAATGTAGTAGCCCCTGAAAAAACATTACCACGTGGATTAAGAGATAATCTTTACACCGCTAAAATCAACCCAATCGCTACCTTCCCAGGTACAGGTGTTGTAGTATACGGTCAGAAAACATTACAATCCCTATCAACATCACTTGATAGAGTTAATGTTAGAAGATTAATGATTGCTCTTAAAGCATTTATTGGTAACGTTTCTCAGAACCTCGTCTTTGAACCTAACACATTACAAACTAGAAATAGCTTCTTAAGTGTTGTTAACCCATACTTAGAAAGTGTTCAACAGAACCAAGGTTTGTATGCGTTTAAGGTAATAATGGATGACTCAAACAACGGTCCTGACGTAATCGACAGACAAGAGTTAAGAGGCACTATTTACCTACAACCAGTTAAGACAGCAGAATTTATCGTACTTGACTTCAACCTCCTACCAACAGGAGCTGAATTCCCAGCGTAATAAATTCTTAACTATAAGAAGAAAGGGGTCGGATTTATCCGACCTCTTTTTTTCTTTAAATATTTATAATTAACCCAAATAGGGTTATATTTTAACAAACTTAAAAATAACAATTATGGCAGTATTAGATCCAAACGAAATATTTTTTACAGCGTTTGAACCCAAACAGCAGAATAGATTCCTCATGCTTGTTGATGGTGTACCTTCGTACTTCATTAAGGGTGTGGGAGCAATTTCATTGACACAAGGAGAAGTAGTCCTCAATCATATTAACGTATACAGAAAAGTAAAAGGTAAGACCACTTGGGGTAACGTACAGTTAACCCTTCACGATCCTATCTCACCTTCTGGAACACAAACCATTATGGAATGGGTAAGACTACATCACGAATCAGTAACAGGTAGAGATGGTTACTCTGACTTCTACAAGAAGGACGTAACATTAAATATCTTAGGCCCTGTTGGTGATATCGTTTCTGAGTGGGTGTTGAAAGGATGCTTTATTGTAGATGCTAACTTTGGTGACTACAACTGGGACAACGAAAACGCTGCTCAAAATATCACAATGACCCTTGCACCAGATTACTGCGTATTAAATTACTAATCAATCTGGCAAAATCCAAAAAGGAGCGCACGAAAGTGCGCTCTTTTTATTTCTCGATATATTTATATCAAACATAAAAGTTATTTATAATGAGTGAAGAAAAAAAGTTTAAATTTCCTACGGAAATTGTAGAGTTGCCTTCGAAAGGTTTACTTTACCCTAAAGACAACCCCCTATCTTCTGGCAAAGTTGAAATGAAGTACATGACTGCTAAAGAAGAAGATATTTTAACCAACCAAAATTACATTAGACAAGGCGTTGTTCTTGATAAGTTGATGCAATCCCTGATTGTGTCGAAGTGTAATTATGATGACCTTGTAGTAGGCGATAAAAACGCTATAATGGTCGCCTCTCGTATTCTTGGCTATGGTAAAGATTATACCTTTGAATATGAAGGACAAGAAGTTACAGTTGATTTATCTGAAATTGATCCTAAGTGGATTAAAGAAGAAGATTTAGTAGAACCTAACACTAATGAGTTTAGCTATACTTTACCTCATACTGAAACTCCTATTACTTTTAAAATTCTAAACAATAAGGATGAAAAAGCTATTGAAGCGGAAATTAAAGGAGCAAAGAAAATCAACAAACTAGCATCTCCAGAATTATCTATGAGATTAAAGCAGATGATTCTATCAGTAAATGGAGATGATAGCCGTAAAAGCATTAGAGAATTTGTAGATAATTATCTCTTAGCTCGTGATTCTAGAGCATTAAGAGAACATATTAAGGAGATACAGCCCGATATGGACTTAACATTTGATTTTTACCCTGAAGATGGGGGTGATTCTCAAGAAGATGTTAAGATTCCTATCGGGGTCACGTTTTTTTGGCCTGACGCCTGAATATAGAATAAGCATGTTCGCCATGATTCATGATATAGTATATCATGGTAATGGCGGTTTCGATTGGGAGACAATATATAACATGCCCATTTGGCTAAGGCGCTTTACTTACAATAGAATAGCGCAACATGTCAAGGATCAAAACGAAGCTCAACAAAGTGCTGCCCAACAAACTGCAGGAGGCACAACTCGACAAATTGACTTCACTAAACCACCCCCTGACATAAAACCTGGGCAGCGCGTATAAAGGAGGCACCGCAAAAGCGGTGCCTCTTCATATTTATATGAAAACAACACTGCATGGCTTCTGAAGAAGATATTAATAATCAGTCACGGTTTAACGACTTACAAAGAGACAGTAACGAGTTACTAGCGGATTACCAAGCTGGCATAAGGGAATCCACTGAATTTGTATCTATTTTAACCACTCGTACTTCTCAATTAGTAGATTCTATAAAAGATACAGTAGGTGAAAAGAAAAAATCTACACAAGCTGATAAAGATTTAATTAGTAGTATTACTAAAATAAATAATCTAACTAAAGATTTCGCTACCCCTTACACAGATGCAGGTAAAGCTATAAGAGACACAAATAAAGCCACAGAACTTCACGAACGTTTAGTAAAAGACGTAGGAGTAATAGCTAATAAGCTTGGAGAAGACAGATTAAAACAAGCTAAAGAATATTTAGAGGCGGAAAAAGAATTAGGCAGCATTGAAAGAACATTAGCTGCTGAAAGGAGGACTATGACTACTCAGGACCAAAAGTCCGCGGATAAAATAGTTGAGGCTCAACGTAATAAAATAGAAGCCGAACGCCAGTATAATAAGTTTGTAGAAACTAGCGGAATTAATGTTCAGTCTCTTTATGCCAAAATGGGGGCAATAAAAAAGCTTGAAGAAGACCAAGAAGTAAAACGTAGAAGATATGAAGCAGCCCTTAAAACAGGAACAGAAAAACAAATAAAAACTGCTCAAGAAGAATATAAGCGATCTAAGGCAAGAGTTACTTTATATGAAGATGGACTTACTACTGTAGAAAAAACAGCATTAGCAAGACAACGAGCTAAACAACAAGCCCAAGAACAATATAAAGACGAATTTAAAGCAGGATCAGAGGCAGCTAAAAGATATGCTTTACATCAAGAAAATGCAGATGTTCAAAGAGATATTCTAGAAGAAAAACAAAAGGAATTAGATACAGACCAAAAATTATATGTTGAAGGTGAAAAAGCTTTAAAACAATCTGAAACTGGAGTTGATTATCTTAAAGAAGAAAATAAGAGAGTTCGCCAAATAGTTGGAGCTCAAACTTTATGGAATTTATCTTTAGGAGCTGCTGGAGGAATCCTAAAGAAAATTGGATTGGATAACCAAGTTATTGTTTTAGGTTTAGATGAAGGTACAAAAGCAGCTAAAGAATATGCCGCTGAGTTGGTAGCAGGAAGACAAAAAGCCAGAGGTGAAGCAGCACTTGCCCAACAAGCTAGTGAAGATGCTGCTAAAGCTTTAGAAAATGCTGAACAACAATTAACAGATGCTAAACTAAATGGCAGCGCTACTCAAATCCAGGCAGCACAAAAAGAGTATGACGAAAGAAAAAATTTAGCAGAACAAGCTAAAATGGATGCTATTGATGCTGAAGATGCATCTCGGAAAGCTAATTCATTAGTTACTAAAGTAGGAGATTCATTTAGGGTATTAGGTAAAGGAATTAGTGCTACCTTTAAAGGTATGGCTTCTGAACTTAAAGCATTAGGAGGTATAGGAATAGCAATAGCATTAACTAAAAAATTAGCTAAAGCTATATTTAGCGCATTTGGAGGTAATATTATTACTAAATTTGTTAGTGATCTTGTAGGTAAATTTAAAGAGGGAATATCTTATCTTAAAGACCAATTCTTTTCTTTACAAAGCTATATAGACGATGCTAAAGTTGGTGATCAATTACGCCAACAACTTTCTCAAGCTGTAGCTGATCTTGCTACGGGTTTAGGTGTTTCTACTAAAAATGCTAAAGAATTAACTACCCAAGCCAGTAAAATAGGTCGTTCTTTAGGTATGTTGCCTGAAGAATTAGCAGCAGGAATAGGAGAATTAAATAAAGCATTTGGCACTACTCAAAAATTCTCAGATGACACTGTAAAAACATTTGGTCAATTAACTAAATTATACGGTTTAACTAACGAGGAAGCCTCTGAATTTGTCAAATTGTCACAATTATCAGGTCAGGAAGCATCAGACACTACATTAACGTATAAAACACAAATACAGGCACTTAAAGAACGTAATAACATTGCAATTTCTGAAAAAGAAGTAATGGCTGAAATTGCTAAATCAAGTGCTGCTCAACAATTAACACTTAGAGCATCTGGTAAAAGTTTAGCAGAAGCCGCTTTCCATGCTAAAAAAATGGGGTTATCTTTAGCCCAAACCGAAGCTATTGGTAGTAATTTACTTGATTTTGAAAGCTCTATTGCTAATGAAATGGAAGCTGAATTATTACTTGGCAAAGACTTAAACCTAGAAAGAGCTAGATCAGCAGCTTTACAAGGTGATCTAGCCACAGTTGCTAAAGAAGTAGCAGGACAAATTGGATCAGCTGCTGAATTTGGTAAAATGAATGTTATCCAACAAGAAGCATTAGCTAAATCAGTAGGTGTAAGCCGAGATGAATTAGCAAATATGCTTAAAACCCAAGAACTTTTAGCAGGTACTGGGTTTGATGACATGAATGATGCTCAAGCTAAGTTTAAAGAATTACTAAAAGAAACTGGATCCGAAGAAGCTGCCCTTGCTAAAATGAAAGAAATGGGTGCTTCAGACGCACTCCAGGATCAAATGAGGGAAATTTCTTTACAAGAAAAAAGAGCTCAACAAGAAAGAGATATAGCAGATGCTCAATTAGCTATGGCTACGGCTGTTAATAAAGTATTTGATGCTTTTTATAGAGTAGAAGGAATTATTAAAAACATTAAAGCAGTTATTGTAGAACAAATGAAACCCTTCTTTGATGCCTTTGGTGGACTAGTAGGAGAAGGTGGAAAAGCATTTGAAAAAGAAGTTTTACCTTATGCTGAACGTCTTGGTAAATTTATGAATGGTGTAGGTTTACGTTTAGTAGACATTGTAAAAAATAGTGGACCCGCACTTAAAAATATATTCCAAGGAGTATTAAAATTATTTGGTAGCATTTATAAAGTAGTAGGTGGGGTAATAGAACGACTTTTAGGAGTTGAAAAAACAGGTACGGATGCTGGAAGTGTGTTTGAAAGCATAGCTAACTTCCTTAGCTCTATGGTAGACAAATTAGAAAATGTCGATATAGACGCTTTAACCGAAAAAATTAAAAAAGTATACCAAGATATTAAAGATGGGTTTAATTCTATTAAAGAAGGTATTAAAAAAGCTATTGATTTCTTTAAAAACTCACAATTAGGAAAGCTACTATCAGGTGACGGGGCAGCTATATCACTTGCCATAGCACCAGTTGCCATTAAAGGCTTTAAAATTGGTAAAGATGTAAAAGATGGTCTTACAGGATTAAGGGATTTATTTAAAGGTAAAAAAGGTGAAAGTAAAAAGAATCCTTTATATGTCGAGAATGTTGGAGGGAGCGGAGGAAGTGACCTAATGAATAATCTAATGAGGAGTGGAGGAAGACAAGCTGGAATTGGAGGTGGATTTAAAAAAGGATGGAAAGGTTTATTTGATTACGCTAAAATGTCCCTTAAAGGAGGTCGTGCCGGTAAGGTAGGTAGAGCTAGATTATTAAGAGCAGGTAAAGGATTACTTACAGGACAAGGTGCCTCATTTGTAGGAGGTACAGGACCTGGTTCTGCCCAAGCTGCAGGTAGATTAGCAGGAGGCGTAGGAAAGATAGCTAATATAGGAAAAACATTAGGCCAATTAGCCAAAGGAGGTGTAGTATTCGCAGCAGCAGGTATGGCAGCTGAAGCCGCATTTAGTCACTTTGCTAAAAAGTCTAGAAAAGCAGCATCTGCTATGGATGACCAAATTATGGTAATGGAAGAAGGCCAAGCTAAAGAGGATGCTATACAAGCCCAAAAAGATAAGTTGCTTAAAGCTGAATCATTAGCAGCCGCAGGTACTGTAGCTTCATATACTGCTATAGGAGCAGGTATTGGTAGCATGATCCCAGTTGTGGGTACCGCAGTTGGAGCGGTAGTAGGATTTACAGCAGGTGTTGTTAAAGCCGGTTTTGATTATGAAAAAAATCAAAAGTGGATAAATTCTACCGCGTTTAGAGCCCAAAAAGAAAGGCTTAGAAATATGAAAAAAACTCAAGTAGCTCAAGATAAATTTGCTCTTGCTGCTGCTAAAATGAGATTAGAAGCTACTAAAAAAGCTGCAGCTCTTGAAATTGAAGAAAAAAAGAAATTTGCTGAAAAATTAGGTGGAGTTGGAACTACTTTTGAAAGTATACAAAATCTAGATATAGATAATACAAGTGAAGCATTTAAAGAGTTAGCTATTGATGCTCTAAATGCTGGTAATGTTACTGAAGAACAATTTATTGGTGCTTTAAAAGGAACTATAAGTCCTTTAGAATTTATGAATGCTGCTGCTGTAGGAGCAGGAAATAAACTTAAAAACCTTACAGAATCAGCACTATCAGCCGCTAAAGCTTTAGGAGATGAAGCTAAAGCAAAAGCACTTGCAGATGCAGGGGTTGATGAAGACGTAGTTAATGCACAACTTAATGTTCTTAAAACATTCACAGACCAAAGTGGAAGAATATCAGCGGAATTATTAACAAAATACTCAGATGATCTTTCTTCTTACATTAATACAACTGCATCTGAAGCATTAGCAGGAACTGATTCAGATTCTGCCGCCTTCAGAGCTGAATTACAAGAAAAACTAAAAGCTACTGGAGCAACAGCTGAAGAAATTGCAACAGCAATGTCCCAAGCTTCAGAAATATTTGCAGGTCCTGCTATGGAAGATGTAGATATTTCTACATCAGAGGGAATGAATAAGTTACTAGAAGTAGTAACTCAACAAATTGAATATGGAATCACAGATGATGTAACAGCAGCAACAGCAAAAGGGGCCCAAACTACTTTAGATGCAACTAGATTGCAAAGTGAATCAGGATTAGTAGATGCAATAGCAGGAGTAACTAAAGAACAATTAACAGAAGATAAAAAGCTCCAAGAAGGCTTAAAAGATCTAGGAATGGATCTTACAGAAGTTTTAGCAGATGGTATTACTACAGAAGAATATACCGCTGCTATGGATAATTTAACAAGAGAGTTATCCGAAGCAGGTCTTGAAGATAAAGCTAAGTTTGATCAAGTACTTGGTATGTTAAAAGCTAACCAAAAATCTGATCTTATAGATAAAGCTAATGCTGCTAAAGCAGCAGGAAATACAGTAGGGTATGAAACTTTAATAGCCCAAGCCCAACAACTTGATGACTTTATTCTCCGCCCAGGTGAACCCCCTCTTAAATTTAATAAAGATGATTTAATTATGGGAGGTACTAAATTAATGGATAGTATGGGAGTAGGGAATCCTATAGAAGCTGCTATGAGTGCTTTCGGTAAAATTACTTCTAGTTTATCACCTGAAGAAAAGATATCTCCTATATTTGAAAAATTAGGAGAATTTAAAGATTCATTATTTGGAGAAGAAGAAGAGAAAAAAGAAGTAGAAACTCAAAGTACTGAAGATCTTAAAGTAGAACTTCAAGAAATGAAACAAATTATGGCTTCATTTGTTCAACAAATGAACCAAGTAGTAAATAGGCCAATTGTAGTAGAAATGAATGGTAATAAAGTTGGACAAGCTTTAGGACAAGATTCATACAGAATACAATAACCCCATATTTATAATCACACATTGTGTACTAATTAGATAACAATTAAAAAAATAACGACATGTCATTATTAAAATCATTACAAGTATCTCTTTTAGGATTTAAGGGTCAAACCCCTCCTGTTACTAACCCAAATCCTCTTGGGGCAGGTGGTAAAAAAACTCTTGATGCTTCTATTTTAGACAGAAATAACGGAGCTACTCCCCCTAAGTACTTAGATAACCCGCCTCAGTAATAACATATGGGCCTTATTGACCTAAAAACTAATTTAAGGTCCTTAAGTTATGGGTCAGGTAGAGGAGAACCTTACATAACTCAACCTGTCCCTGCATATGATGAAGACCCGGGCAACCCATACATAGGACTCGATATGTTTGGCCGCTCGGGTCAAATTCAAAGAGGCCTTACAGATGTTTCAAGATTAGCTAAATATCTTGAAGGTGGTAAAGGCCTGCTTTTTAATGCTAAACAAATAGCATTAGAAAAAACTCGCCCTAATGTTCCTTATGGTCCTAAAAGGAGTTTTTTATTTTCAACTGTATTATCTCAAGCAGGTGTATCTGGAACTGGAATCCATTGGGATAGAGCAAATCGTTTAATTGTTGAAGATGATAAAAAATATGGTCGCATGACCATAGATAAGTTTGCTACTTACGAAACTAATAGGCTAGGTTTACTTCACGCCTCTAAAATAGCTAAAAAGTTCATAAAACCCCCTAATAAAAATAAATTCTTCATTACAGGGAACAATGATCAAACCACATTATTTACATACCAAGGGGGACCAGATTCTGTAGGAGGTATAGGCCAAACTACAGGACTAAGAACATATGATACTACAGAATATACTCCAGGATTAGGGCAGAATGCTAACATACCTAAAAGTTTTGGGTATAATAGTGTATTTACTCTTACTAATGAACAGATAGCTGCACGAACTAGAAGCACATCAACGGGATTTGGTTCTGGTAGTATTAGCAATTTTATACAGGACCTTGAAATCGTATCTGACAATATTGATTCTAAAAGAGTAATAGGCAGACGTACAAACTATACCCAATTTAACAGAGCAAAAATATATGGAACTGGTGACCCGGGAAATGATAAAGGAGTTGACGGCTTAGGAACTACAGGTCAAGTTGGAGATTTAGATAGATCTACCTACTATGAGGGTGCTCCTAATGCTAAACTCCCAGGCGTAGATAAAATTAATGTTAAAAAAATATATACTAGTGCAGATGGAGATAACACCTTGTTTCACAGCTCCCCTGATTTAATAAAATTTTATATTGCAGTAGTAGATAATAATAATCCTTTAATAAAAACCTATATCCATTTTAGAGCTTATGTTGAAGGCCTTCAAGACAATTATCAGGCTAATTGGAATTCTATTAATTATCCTGGTAGAGGTGAAGAATTTTTTAAGTACGGAGGATTTACTAGAGATATAGGATTTAGTTTTAAAGTTCATGTAGGATCCCGAGCTGAATTATTCCCAGTATATAATAAATTAAATTATTTAGCCTCCATTATGGCACCTGACTACTCAGATCCTGGGTTTATGAGAGGAAACATAGTACAGTTAACAGTAGGAGATTATCTAAATGATGTTTATGGAGTTATAACCAATTTTAGTTATAATATCCCTGAAGATGCTACTTTTGAGTTAGGTAGAAAAGATAATGGTAGAAAAGATTATGAACATTCCGCAGAACTTCCTTTATTGATTAATGTAGATAGTTTTAGTTTTAAACCAATACATAATTTCTTACCTCGCACTATTAGAGACCTTGACAATCCAGAATCTAGGTTCATATCTTTAGGGGGAGCTTTAAATGGTCAAGGCTACGGAGCAAACAAAAGAGGAATAGAATGAATAGGTATAAAGAAATATCATTATTAAAAGATTCTCCTATAAGGGAAAAAAAAAGATTTTACTCTACAGTAAAATACCCCGAAATCCCTTTATCTGTAAGTGATATATATGTTACTACCCAAAAATCAGATAGGTACGATATACTTGCTAATCAATATTATGGGGATAAATCATTATGGTGGATAATTTCCATTGCTAATCCTTCTATAACGCAAAATACCATATATCCACCCATGGGCGTTCAACTTAGAATTCCCACCAATATATCCAGTATATTAAACAGTTATAATAAATTAAATGGATAATGGCAAATTTAACTGGTTCTCCTTTAGATTTCTATGTACAGGAACAAATTAATATTAGACAAAAAGTTTTAGGGAATAATCCTGAAATTCAAACTCTTGACCATAGAGTACTTAACAACCACAATAAAAATGCTTGGGTTAGATTAGCTTCTTCTGTAGATATAACTACAGATAACGCTATACCAGATATTCAATATACTATTCCTCAAAATTCTGATCTGGCGGCACAATTTATGTTAGTAGGAGGGATAACAAAAACCGAAATTGGTGGTTTCACTAAAAAAACTATAGAAGATCAACAAAAAATTTTTAGTGCAAGCCCATTTACTCAAGGGGGAGTTATACCTAACCAGTCTGCTAACTTATCATTTAGTGATGCTGTTAATTACTCATATGGGTTAGGAAATTTAAACTACGGGCTTACTCCAATCCCAGGCTTAGGATCAGTTTCAATCCAACATATGAATAGGGGTGCTATTCGAAAATTCCAAATTAAAATCCAAGCTCAAAACAAGGATCAGTTAGCAATAATTGAAGCTTTATACCTTAGATTAGGGTATTATATGTTACTAGAATGGGGTCATACTAACTATATTGATAGAAAAAAAGCATATGTAGCTAAACCTAAATTTTATACTAAAGCTTTACAAACACTTTTTGCAGGAGGGGCATTAGATATAGATGTAGAAAATGCTATACAAGACGGTAGAATAGAATCAGGGGGCAATTATGATGGAGCCCTTTTTAAAGTAGATAATTATAGTTGGAGTGTAAATAATGATGGAAGTTACGATATCACTCTTACAGGGGTATCAAAAGGGGGATTAATTGATAGCTTAATAATAGGGTCCCCTAGAGAATTCCAAAACACAGAAAACACTCCAACTTTTACAGATTACTCTATAATCGATCCTGATAATGATAAAAAATCTAGTATCTTAAAAAAATTAGGTACTACTATGTCAGCTAATAATAAAGATTTAGCTAAAACTTATAAAGAGACTATAGGAAGCTATCTACATAAAGGATTATTTAATACACTTCAAGAAGCAGGTGCTGTCCAAATTAAAGATCCTAACGCTATAACCAGCCCCGACACATTAGACCCTTCAGATACTTTTGATTCTACAGATGATGATAGTGTTATAACAATTCTAGATCAAAATAAATCAATTGTTAACAAAGAATTATTTGATATAACTCGAGAGTTAAAAAAGAAAAGTTGGATAAAAATAAATAAAAAATCTAGGTATAAAAAATATAAACTTCGTGATGAGTTGTTAAAGAGTGAAGGTATACAAGATTTAGGGGAGGCCTTAACTATAAAATTTGATAATGCTAGTAAGGCAGATAACGCAGCAGAGTATAATTATATAACTTTAGGGGCACTTTTATCAATAATAAAAGAAAAAGTATTAACATCTAATAATAATATTACTGTTCCCATAAGTGATGGGTATAAAGATAATTATATGTTTACTCACTGGTTTCAACATTCAACGGATCCTAAAGTTTGTTTAATTCCTTTTGACACAGAAAATAACCTTAAAGTTGAAGGATTAGATGTAAATACTTCTAATTTTAACAAAATATTATCTACAACTTTTAGACAAGTTGAAGGAGACGAAACTCCTACTAGTCCTTACAAAGGATATTTAATGGCTGTCCATGTTAATATTGAATATATTACAAAAACTTTACAGGAAGCCAAAAATGATAGAGGAGGAATAAATTTATATATTTTCCTTGAAAAATTAATGTTTGGTATCCAAGATGCTTTAGGAGGTATAAACCGTTTTACTATAACTTATGACGATAGAAACGGTATAAACATAAAAGACGATACTATCATCCCAGGAGTTAATGATACTGAACCTGATCCCCCACCTACAAAACTTAGATTGTATGGAACTCGCCCAGGAATTGAGGGAAGTTTTTTACGTAATGTGAGTGCTCAATCTAAAATTACAGGAAAAATGGCAACCCAAATTGCTATTGGTTCTACAGCTAGTGGGAATTCTATAAACGAAAGTACTTCTTTATTAGCAAGATGGAACTCTGGTATGGTAGATAGAATTCAAGCAGCTGAACCTAATGTTAAGGAAACAACAGATGCTGAGCCCAACACATTATTAGAAGAAGTAAATAAACAGTATGAAACTCAGTTAAAATTCTTACAAGATTCTTATCAAAACTTTAAATACTTAGGTAACCCTAGTTATTCATCAGCTCAAACTACTCTAAAAAATTTATTAGATTATGATTTAGCTGTAAAAACTGTAAATGGAAATATTGGAGGTAAAGGATTTATACCTATAGACCTTACTTTAGAAATGGATGGATTATCGGGTATTTTGCTATATCAAAAGATTCAAACTACAGAAGAAATTCTTCCTTCTTCATATGTTAATAAGGTTGATTTTATAGTAATGGGATTAGATCATACTATTGATGGAAATGAATGGACCACAACAGTAAGCACCTTATCAACTCCTAAGAAAACAAATCTTGCTAAAAATGCTAGCAGTAAAGATGATACTGAATTTAGTCTATTAAATCCTCCTAACCCTGAAACAGGACAATCAGAACCTAAACCTAAAAAGAAAAATTCTGCTCAAACTAATCCACAAAGTGGATGGATGCCCGCAGAAGCTGCAAATGAGCTTAATAATTAAAAATGCCTTACTACCCTAAAAGCCAAATACAAACAGATCAATACACTAAGGGAGGAGAACTTAGAGTAGTAGCCACTAAAGAGGGTTATATAGGGCATTACTGGAAAACTTCTAAAGGAGAGTACTTTTCAGGTAAAAATCCCTATGATGGGGTTACACTTGATTTAGAACCAATCCCATTTTTCCCGGAATCTAATCTTAATACTGTAGTCTACAGTAAAGGTAATGTAGTTTATAACGTTTTAAAAGAAGTTGATGTGACAGAAGCATTACTAATTCCTTCATACGTTAAGCCTTCTCCTACTAAACAGGATTACGAAATTGGTAACTTTACAAGATATTTTGCTAAAAGAAATAATGAAAATTTATATATAGAAACTTCTGAAGACATATATAGTAATTTAAAGAAAAAAAATGGAGCTTACGATTGGAAATCATACTTAGTATTTACTTTATCTTGGAAATTGACTGGGGAAGAATCAAAGGTTTTAAAAGCTAATCAAAATATTATCTTAATTACCGAACAAAATCTTAAAATAAATGGATTAGGGATCTATCTAAAAAATAATTATTTAGAATTTTATAAGTAAAAAAATTAATATTTATAGGAAACCTGATCAATGGCACAAAGATTTATAATAGATAGGGTAGATGCACAAACAGCCACGAGTGGAGACCGTAGCTTTTGTATACCTTATGTCTTTACCTCTGTAGGATCCACCCCAGAATCAGGTAAAATTAGCTTTATAAATCCTGCAAGTAACGATTTTAATGTTACTAATGTTGAAAGCATATATGTTTCATACGAAACAGACCTAGAACATAATATAGCATCATATCTTACCAGTAGTAATGCTGGAAATGTTAAAATATATAACAAACTAGACCCAGATACTTACGTTATATTTAATTATTATAACATTACTAAAAATGAAACAGATAGTTATGTTGATATATCTGTTGTTTCTGGTAGTATTTCTGGTTCATTTACATTTAGCAGTGAGCAACCCTTTTCAATAGGAGATAAAGTTTGTTTCTCTTTAGATTATAATGATGGAGAAGGGGGTGGTGGGGGTGGAACTGGAGGCTCTTCAGGATCATCTGGTACTTCAGGCTCATCAGGTTCCTCAGGTACTTCTGGTAGTTCGGGCTCATCAGGTACTTCGGGTTCATCAGGTAGCTCAGGTACCTCAGGGTCTAGTGGTTCTTCAGGTACTTCAGGTTCATCAGGTTCTTCAGGCACCTCAGGTTCTTCAGGTTCATCAGGTACCTCAGGCTCATCAGGCTCTAGTGGTACTTCAGGTTCCTCAGGATCATCAGGTACAGATGGTTCGTCAGGCTCCTCAGGTACTAATGGTTCATCAGGTTCTAGTGGTACTTCAGGTTCATCAGGTTCATCAGGTACCTCAGGCTCATCAGGCTCTAGTGGTACTTCAGGTTCCTCAGGATCATCAGGTACTTCAGGTTCCTCAGGATCATCAGGTACTTCGGGTTCATCAGGTTCTTCAGGTACCTCAGGTAGCTCAGGATCATCAGGTACCTCAGGCTCATCAGGCTCTAGTGGTACTTCAGGTTCCTCAGGATCATCAGGTACTTCGGGTTCATCAGGCTCTAGTGGAACAAGTGGTTCTTCAGGTTCTTCAGGCACTTCAGGTTCATCGGGTTCTTCAGGTACTAGTGGAAGTAGCGGAAGCTCAGGAACAAGTGGTTCATCAGGCTCTAGTGGAACAAGTGGAAGCAGTGGCTCTTCAGGAACATCAGGCTCTAGTGGAAGTAGTGGTACTTCAGGCAGTTCTGGAAGTAGTGGAACAAGTGGTAGTAGTGGAAGTAGTGGTACTTCAGGTTCAAGCGGAAGCTCAGGCACTTCAGGCTCAAGTGGTTCGTCTGGTACTTCTGGTAGTTCTGGTTCTTCAGGTACAAGTGGTTCATCAGGTTCTTCAGGAACATCGGGAAGCTCAGGTTCAAGTGGTACTTCAGGTTCATCTGGTTCCTCAGGTACCTCAGGTTCATCAGGAAGTTCTGGTACATCTGGCTCTTCAGGATCCAGTGGTACAAGTGGAAGCAGTGGTTCATCAGGTACTAGTGGAAGTTCAGGATCATCTGGTACTTCAGGTTCATCAGGTAGTTCAGGTACTTCAGGTTCTAGTGGTTCCTCAGGTACTTCAGGGAGCTCTGGCTCTAGTGGTACCTCAGGTTCATCTGGAAGTAGTGGAACAAGTGGAAGTTCAGGATCATCTGGTACTTCAGGAAGCAGTGGATCTTCAGGCACATCGGGTAGTTCAGGTAGTTCAGGTACTAGTGGATCCTCAGGATCATCAGGAACTTCTGGTTCTAGTGGTTCAAGCGGAACTTCAGGAAGTTCAGGATCATCAGGGACTAGCGGTTCTTCGGGTTCATCAGGAACATCAGGAAGTAGTGGTTCTTCAGGTACCTCTGGTTCAAGTGGAAGTTCAGGAACAAGTGGTTCCTCAGGTTCTAGTGGAACTAGTGGGTCAAGTGGAAGTAGTGGCACTTCGGGTTCATCGGGTTCTTCAGGTACAAGCGGAAGTTCTGGTTCTTCGGGTACAAGTGGTTCTTCAGGATCTTCGGGCACTTCAGGATCTAGTGGCTCTAGTGGAACTTCAGGTTCTTCAGGCTCAAGTGGTACAAGTGGAAGTAGTGGATCATCTGGTACTTCAGGTTCTTCAGGAAGTAGTGGAACATCAGGTAGTTCAGGCTCTTCTGGTACTAGTGGCTCGTCAGGCTCCTCAGGCACTTCAGGGTCATCAGGTTCTAGTGGTACCTCAGGTTCATCAGGAAGTTCTGGTACTTCAGGATCTAGTGGCTCTAGTGGAACAAGTGGTAGTTCAGGAAGTAGTGGCACTTCGGGTTCATCTGGTAGTAGTGGAACTAGTGGAAGCAGCGGTTCTTCGGGCACAAGTGGCTCTTCAGGCTCAAGTGGTACCTCAGGCTCCAGTGGAAGTTCTGGTACTAGTGGATCATCAGGTACTTCAGGTAGCTCAGGTTCCTCAGGTACCTCAGGTAGTTCAGGTTCTTCAGGTACTTCAGGATCTAGTGGATCATCAGGTACTTCAGGTAGTTCAGGTAGCTCAGGTACTTCAGGATCTAGTGGATCATCAGGTACCTCAGGTTCATCAGGTAGCTCAGGTACTTCAGGATCCAGTGGCTCGTCCGGAACTAGTGGTTCATCAGGCTCAAGTGGTACATCTGGGTCATCAGGAAGTTCTGGTACTTCTGGAAGTAGTGGATCATCTGGTACTTCAGGTTCATCAGGTTCTAGTGGTACTAGTGGAAGTTCTGGTTCTTCAGGTACATCAGGTTCTTCTGGATCGTCAGGCACCTCAGGCTCATCAGGTTCTAGTGGTACTTCAGGCTCTAGTGGTTCATCAGGTACTTCAGGTTCATCAGGTAGCTCTGGCACTTCAGGTTCTTCAGGTAGTTCAGGAACAAGTGGATCATCTGGAAGCTCAGGAACTTCAGGCTCATCAGGTTCAAGTGGCACAAGTGGAAGTAGTGGTAGTTCTGGTACTTCAGGGAGCTCTGGAAGCAGTGGAACATCGGGTAGTAGTGGTTCATCGGGAACATCAGGTTCAAGTGGTAGCTCAGGAACTAGCGGAAGTAGTGGTTCTTCAGGCACCTCAGGTTCATCAGGTACTTCAGGTTCAAGTGGAAGTAGTGGGACTAGTGGAAGTTCAGGAAGCAGTGGAACTTCAGGCTCAAGTGGATCATCTGGAACTTCAGGCTCATCAGGTAGCTCAGGTACAAGTGGCTCTTCAGGTAGTAGTGGAACTTCTGGAAGTAGTGGTTCATCAGGAACCAGTGGAAGTTCTGGCTCTAGCGGTACTTCAGGTAGTTCTGGAAGCTCAGGAACAAGTGGCTCTTCAGGAAGTTCAGGAACTAGCGGAAGTAGTGGTTCATCCGGTACCTCAGGAAGCTCTGGAAGCAGCGGAACATCAGGTTCATCAGGTTCATCTGGAACATCAGGATCATCCGGAAGTTCAGGTACCTCGGGCAGCTCGGGTTCTAGTGGAACAAGTGGAAGTAGCGGTTCATCAGGAACTTCTGGCTCTAGTGGGAGCAGCGGTACTTCAGGTTCATCCGGAAGTTCAGGTACATCAGGTAGTTCAGGTTCTAGTGGAACTTCAGGAAGCAGTGGCTCTTCAGGCACAAGTGGCTCTTCGGGATCAAGTGGTACTTCTGGTTCATCTGGTACTTCTGGTTCATCAGGATCATCTGGTACTTCAGGCTCTAGTGGTTCCTCTGGAACAAGTGGAAGCTCAGGAAGCAGCGGTACTTCAGGTTCATCCGGAAGTAGTGGAACAAGTGGAAGCTCAGGCTCATCTGGAACATCAG